CTCGCCAGCATATGAGTCGAGCCACTTAAACACAGGCTTAAACCTAGTACCTCCACCACCTACTGGCTTGAGTACTATGGGTAAGTCGTCGGGTGTATACTCTTGCGTACCACCTATCTCGTAGTCGCAGTAGATGACAGTTACCTTCTCGGGTAGACAAGTGTCGACGATACGATTGATGTGTCCACAAAATAACGCTAGGTCGTCGCCACTAAGACTGCCCGAAGTATCTACTGCTAGTACAACTTCACCCATGCGTGGTATGTAGTCGTAGCCTGGAAGGTATATACCCTGACCGACGAAACGACGATTAGGTCTGTTCCAAGAGTAACCATCTTTAACCTTAGAGGACATATACCTCTCGAGTTTCTCGTGCCAAGGGGTTACTACATTAATCATTTCTTCTACTATCCTCTCGATAGAGGAAGGTAACTTACCCCTTTGCTTGGCTATTTTTGCATTTTGTATAGCCTCGATTTTGGCTTGGGTTTCCAGTTGTTTTATTTGAGACTCGTCGAGTGCTTGACCATTTTCGTCAACAACATCACCTACATCTTGGCCGATACCTCCACTACCCATGTCGTCGTCATTCTCGTCGTACAACTCCTCCGACGCATAATTCCTGCCGTCTTTTAGAGTAATACCTCCGTCGATAAAGTCACCAACACCTGCCTCAATGAGTGTGTCGTTAATGACTTTATCACATGCCACATTCCATGCCGTATGGTCTCGATGTTTGCGTCGTAACGCATGAGATAACATATAGTGCATAGACTCGTGAGCCAGTAAGAACATTATCTGTTTAACTGTTAAAGGCTCTACCCACGCAGGGTTGAGCATCATCTGACCTGTCGCTGTTATACCTGCCGTTGGTACTGCATCACCATATTGTATCGGTCGCCTAGATACGGTTGTACCAAAGAAAGGGTGGTCAAGTATCAATAAAGACTTTGCTTTACTGACTTTTCGTTTAACCTCGTCGAGGTCAATTGTCGTATTCTTTTCTGTACTCATCTTCTATCTCCTGTTTAATTCCCATTGATTTATAAATTGTTCGCTCGACATTAAGGTAATACTGACAATCACTACCATAGTAGGTAATGATTGTGTCGTCAGTCTGCTCCCCTATTCGCACGAACTCCAGTTGTAACGAGGTATTTTTAAACCCATCTTCCCATGTACTCATAAGTTGTTCCCAGTAAGCAATCTCGGGGTAGTTGTCGTACCACTTGATATTAAACCAGTTGAACTCAAACATAGTATCGCCTTCGTCTGTATGGTAGTGCATACGCTCATGCCACTTACTGGTTGGTTCGTCAAGTGGGTGGTGGGGCATACCTTTATGCCCCTTTAACCTTTCACCTGCAAAAAAAGCCACCACATCTTTGTCGTCGCCGTAGATAAGAATACTTACATCACTTCTATATCCCATATCACACCAACCCAGACATCTGCTTACACAGAGTATCTATATCAGTAACTGCTTTCTCACGAGATGTCTGATTGCTACGCAGTAAGTCTTTACCTTGCTCACTAGCATAAGAACTAATCAAATCTCGTAAGCCGTCAATACTGCCTTGAATGGTAGCGTCGTCGCTTAGATTGATTTTGTTCATACGCTCGGTAACTTCCACGAGGTTATCAACTAGAGTATCTCGGAACACAGAGCCTTCATTACCTATTGGTACTGATAACTTGGCAATCGCTCGTTGCATTGGCTCTATCATGGATTGGATAACATGCTTGTTAGCATTGACACCTGCATCATCTAGTTGTTGTTGCAATGACGCTTTGTCGTCGTCGGATATACCTACACGAAAGTCACCTGTCGTTGGTACTGGCATGTAGCGTATGTGTATCCCGAATTTTGATCGAAGTTCATCTACTTCGGGGTAGTCATTAGCGTTGGCAAGATTTGGCTTACCTTTGGCTAGTGCTATCTCGCCTAGTCGGTCGAGGTCGTCCTTGACTTCGTCGTCCCAAGACAAGCAGAGTGTGTCAACAGACTTATAGGCTTCATCAACACGCTGACGAAGTCCACTAGTAAACTCCATATAGTGGTCTATGTTAAGCATATCAACACCAGTAGTCCAAGGCACAGTATTGTCTTTGACATATGTATATACATCTGTGAATTTACTGATAGTAGACTTAACTAGGTTATCTCTACCCTCGAACAAGTGCTTGTTAACATTCCCTGCACCATACTTCTTGCTTTCTTCTTGGTCTAACTTATATGGTGAGTACATGTTACGCTTGACACTTATTAGGACTGCTTTCTCATCTAAACCCTTAATACTTATACCAGTTGGTGTCGGTATAGGCTCTACATGAGGTGTCTGTGTGTCAGCCGATGAGTCGAGAGGCACACCTTGTCCAGTTAATGGCTCAATTGGTGAACCAACTTCGTAGTCCTCAATTAGTATGCCAGTACTTTTTTCTTCGCTATTTTGTTCTATGGCTTTTGCCATAGCATCTTGTAATGTCTTATTCATTATTGTTCTCCCATTTGTTAATCATTGATAATAAAGATTCAGCACATTCCGAGCGACCAACATGAATATCATGTGTGCCATCAGTTAATACTACCTCTCCGTTAAGTACAGGCTCGTTATGTGCTAACTCGCCCCTTAGCCAGTCGACAATCTCATCTCTAACATTGACTTGAAAAAATAAAGCCTTTTGTAAAGACTCTACCTCTCTGTCTAACTGTTTTATTAAGTGGTTACTCATATTAATTTCCCCCCATGAATATGTCTTTATTCGCAACAGACCAAGCAATAAACTCTTTAGTCTGCACCAGTTTAGGGTGAAGTCGTAGTGTGTCGGTTATGTAGACCATCTGAAACTCCTTCGGCATTCTCGCCATGTATATCATATCTCGCTCGAACGCATCTGGTTCTGTGGTCATAGACAACGCCGTCGATACTGCGTACTGAATTGCAGGCTCGGTCGGTATCTCTATCTTGTCGGGTGTTAACCTAATTGAATCAATGCTAGGCATCTTATTCATTATGTCTTTCGCTGCAACCCATTCAGCCGCAGCACCTTCACCCACTTTACCTTGACAGGCAACCATGTACAGTTCAACAGGCAAGTCGTTTGGCACTTCCGTGAACAGTTGAGTCCACGCTCGTTGCGTCGGATTGACTGAACGATTAGCGTCGAAGTCATTGAGCAGTTGTGGTCGCATTCTCAAGAACGCTATACCTTTAGCATCAACATCATTATCCATTGCCCAACTGCACCAGTCGTCGAGTGATGTTTCCATATCGAACTCATACATTCTATTGGATAAGTGTGTAAGCAGTTGTTTCGCACCTGCTCTGTCCTCTACCCTGTTACCTGTAACAAGGAAACGAACATCTTTATCTAACTTGAATGTCGGTGTCGTTCTCTCTAGTAGAAAACCTGCTGCCCAAGTTTGATGGTGTGTTGACGACTGTGGTAGTTCTTCCAAGACTATAAGTCCTGCACCAGTTCCCTCACGAAACTTATAGAACATCTCGGTGGGATTGAATATCGTCTGTCCGTCAGTTACAGATGGAACACCTGTAAAGTCTACGACATCATGGTTATTAACATGCACTATCAGTATTCGGTCGTCGCTTATGCCCAAGTTATGTCCTACTTGAATACATGAGTCTGATTTCCCCATTCCAGGTTTGCCCCGAAAGAATGGTACGGCTGATGGTGATTTTTGAAGTATTTTAGTTGCGACTTCTACGCATTGGTTGATTGATGGCATTATGCCCTCCTTTGGTTATAAAATTAAAGTACTCGCTCGGCGAGTTTGGTTAAAAGAAATGTTGACTGGATAGCACAACCTGTAACAGTCGCCAACATTATATATTTAATTCCTTTGGCTACAATCCTCGGGAATGGTAGTACTACTTTTACTAATTGAACACTATAATTACTTCTCATTATTACTCTCCTGTTGTTAAAAAGTATGCCCGTACTATTTCGGTCATGTTGCCTATGAGTCGAGACATGGTAATAAGTCGCTTGAATAAGACAATATGATTTTGGCTTATTAAATAAATAACAACGACTTATGTTGTAATAAGACAATAAGACAAAGAAAAAGAGAGACGACAAGTTGAGCAAAGAAAAGAGTGCTTTTCCGTCATATCTATTAGTAAACTTATCTATCTCTCTATACATTTATTTATTATGTCTTATTGTCTTATTGTCTTAATAGGTAGTTACAACCCTATATACTAAAGCATTTTGTATTAAGACAAAGTATGCCATTATTGTCTTATTCGTTGTCTTAATGTCTGTCATGTACCTATGAGTCGTGACATGTTTGGTCTGACTTGGTAAAAAAGTACTGGCATACTATTACCCACGAGTTTTATTTCGTTCAGACGCAGGAAAACCCCTCTTTCGAGGGGTTCATTAAATCGACTTCGTGCTATGCAAGTGTATTGCAAAGTGATGCCAATTTTTTGTTGGAAAGTCCAGACGACTTTTTAAGTTTCGTCAGCACCTCAAGAGGTGTTGCAGGTGTAGTGTCAATAGGTCGAATAAAAGCGTGGTATCTTTTATCGTCGAATTGGCTTTGCGTTGCAAGTCCATCAGTAACCATTTTGGTTTTGGCTTTCTTGACACGCAATTCCTCAGTTAACGGCTTTCCCTTTTCAACTTTGAAAAACTGTCTTTGGAAAGGTGTTTGGTTAACAATGTTTTGGAAGTTTTTATTGCTTTGCGCTCTGTCAAGTTTCTCAACTTGCGTTTCACCTTTAACAGGTATAGCGTTGTTAGTTAACCATGAAAAGAAAGTTTCAGCGTCGTCTTTATTGTTTAACCAATTAAGTACATCAACAGTTACTTCCTGTTTAACTGCGTTGTTATCAGCAGTCGCCTTGTCTAAGTTTTGGCTAGTCTTAGTAACTAGTGCATTGGTAAGTTTCATAACATCTCCTATGAGATTGAAAAAGTATGCCAGTACTATTTTAGTAAGTAGTGATTAGCATACGCTTAGTGGTTAACCTCTTATACAGTTAACCTCTATACCATAGGTATATCGTCGCCCGTCGGGTGCGTAAATGACCAAGAGGGGGTAGGGAACGACGAAGATGGTCATGACCACCCATGCTTAGGTGTTCCGTACATCAAAACCCCTATTTTTTAGATACTGTTCAAAATGAACTACTTTAAATTATTGACAAACGCCCCCCTAAACGTGTACACTTCGCCCTATGAGCAACCCAGTAGATAAGCTTACCAACCCCGACTTCGCCAATACCTCGATACTATCTCGAGGACAATTGCAGATGATAGAGGATGATCCAGCCAAAATGGAGACGTTAGCAAGACTTATGGGAGCAGTCAATCTAGACAATTTATTCCGCCACATGCAGAACCCTACAATCAACCCAGCAACACGTTTAGAGTTTCAAAAAATACTCAATAAAATGGGCAAACTAGAACCAGATGGAAAAGCTGTCGTCGGTGTAGATGGTGGCCCACAAGTAATTATCAACATAACTAGAGCCAAAGATAATGAGGAAGTAGTTATCGAAGGCACCAGCGCTGCGATCGAGGCATGACTGAGGCCACACAGGGCGAGCCAGCCCACGAAATTAATTTTGAGGTAATTAAATCTTTAGACGATTTTTTCTATTCAAATAAGTTCATCTCCTTAGCGGTCGGTCCAGTTGGATCGACGAAGACGACAGCCGGTATCATGAAAATTTTGCACCACGCCGCTGTGATGGCGCCATGTAAAGATGGTATCCGTAGGTCGCGCGCGATCTGGGTACGTAACACGCGCGAGCAGTTACGTGATACATCTATACCAGACTTCATGAAGT